CTTTTTCCTAGCGCTGCTTCGTGCAGGCGCCTGGCTGTTTTGGAGGAAACCCGTGGCCAAGTCCGAACCACCCACACCGAAGCGGCCCAGGCGGCCTGTGTTCTGTTACAACGTCGGCGACATTCCCTACGACCTCTTCGCCATCGTCCGGATCTCCTGGTACCGCAAGGGCATGCCCTACGAGATCGAGGAGTACCAGATTGATGAATGCGACGACGCACTGGCTCAGTTCCAGTACGTGGTTGGGACCGCCCTCAAGCAGAACGCAGACGTGTCTGTGTTGACCCAGTACGAGCCCGAGGCGCTGGGGGTGAGGGAATGATTCCGCCAGTCGTGGTCTTCGGTCTGACGTGGCTGCTGGGGATGCTGGCAGTCACTGTGTATCTGACTGTTACAGGCATGGGTTGACGCCTGCTGTCTCCTGTGTAAACCTAAGGGCACGCCCGACACGGGCTGCCCTTTTACTCAATCAACATGGCAAGCACAACTCCAGTGGACAACAGCAAACTCAGCCCTTGGTACTTCGGTGTCAACTGGGCCACCATGATCATGAAAGAGCGCATCAAGAAGTTCGAGAAAAAAGGCTGGGATGCGACTTATGACCGCAAGCAGCTGGCTTACTTAGAGGATCTTGAACAGTTCCTTAAAATGTCTTGGGATACCTGGCTCAACGACATGGAAGAGAACGCCGTCCGTATCCGCGAGCAGGCTTCCAAATGACGGTCCTATCCATTGAAAACCTCCAGTTCCAAGGCGAATACCTCGTCGTCGATGCCTTTGTTGACGAGATTGTTCCAGTCCGTGCGGCGACAAGTCTTGAACCAGCAGAGTGGGGGCCTGCCTTGTGCCGAGGCACCCTCTACTTTTCAGATGAGGACTTGATCCCGGCGACCGATGCCCAATTCCGAAGGATGCTCACCGAAAGAGTCGACGACTGGAACCCCATCGACGACTTCTGATCCACGCAACGACGAGGACTACGACACCTTCGAGTACGGCACAGAGCCGATACCCGGCGACACCCAATGGGCCAAGCGATAGCCTGGCCCTTCACCTACACACAAATCATGGATTACGACTCGTATTACAAGGAATCACGCGGCTACAACTGGCACGACCTCATGGAGATGCGCAGTGCGCAGTCAGGCCTGGGGCGCTTCAAAAACGAAGAGGTGCCAGAGGTGTTCAAGCATCAATTTGCCGACAGAGCGGCATACGATGCTTGGGTTGCAGAACTACGCGAACTGTATTTCGGATGACTCAACCTCAAGGCCTGCCCTTCTACAGGTCCTACTTGCTCAACAAAACCATCAGCCTCTCTGAGGTGCCGGACTTGTCTGACTCGGACCTGAAGATGCTCAACATCGAAACCATGGAAGCGCTTGAGGGTGCCCGCCATGACTACAACGCGATCCAGAACAAGCAGTCGGATGAGGCAGGCCCTGTTTACCGTCGCTTGAAGGTGGCTGGTTATTTCCAGGCAGCTATCAAGATCGAGCTAGAACAGGCTTGACTTCTCTACTACACTGCTGGAGATCTAAACCGTGAACATGCACATTCTCTCTGAATCTCAGTTTGAGAACATCAGCAAAGCTCTGGAAGCTGCGCAGGCAGCACTCTCCAATTGCCAACATGTTGAACTGGATCTCAACAGCAAGAAAGCCTTCCCTAAGGCGACCCAGGAAAAGATGGAGGCTAAGCCTCGTAAGACTCGCCGTGGTAAGCGCGGTGTTGCTGTTCTGACTGAGGCGAAGGTGCTGGAGATCAAGCGCCAGCTGGCTGCAGGCGGTAAGTCTGTGGCGAGTATTGCCCGTGATTTCGGCGTCCACATCACCACCATCAACTGCATTAAGTGGGGTAAGACCTGGAAGCACGTGAGCATTCAGCAGGAGTCCACTCCTGTTGAGGTGCACGGGTGATTCTTCCAGACATTGAGATCCTTTCGCTTACGCGATTGGGGCTGGTCACACCGTTCGATCCAGAGCTACTGAATCCGGCAAGTCTTGATGTCCGGCTTGGCGACAACCTGCTGGTAGAGCGTGAAGAGCATCCTTCACTGGAGCCCTACTCCATTGCTGGGTACACGAAGGAGAACCCTTTCATGCTCTATCCGCATGAGTTCGTACTCGCTGAGACGTTTGAGGAGTTCCAGCTGCCTGACTGCATTGCCGGGCAGCTTGCTCTCAAGTCCAGTAGGGCTAGGGAGGGTATCGAACATCTTCTTGCGGGATACATAGATCCTGGTTATGTCGGAAGACTAACTCTGGAACTACAGAATGCGCGTAAGTTCCACCCTGTCTATCTCTGGCCGGGTATGCGTATTGCGCAGATTGTTTTCCATAAGCTTTCGATGCTGCCTGCAAAGGATTACTCCGTTACGGGCAGATACCAGGGCGACAAAACTGTTCAAGCATCTAAAGGATGACTGACAACGTTAATCACCCCAGCCATTACACCTCGGGCAAAGTTGAGGTCATCGACACTATTGAGGATTGGGTGCGGGGGGCACCTGATCCAGTCGTTGGTGGCCTTCATTGGCAGGTGATCAAGTACATCAGCAGGGCTTGGCTTAAGAAGGATCCTTACGAGGACTTCTGCAAAGCCCGCTGGTACTTGACGCGGCTGATTAACACTTTGGCTACGGAGGCTTACCGGGAGAAATGAGGCACTGGTGGCGTGTTGTCGCCAAGGCCTTGGGGGAGAAAGCGCACCAGAACGACCGGATCGCTGATCAGGTTGCGACGGTGCGCTTTTTAATTCTCTTGGCTTACATGACAACCAACTTTTTTATTTGTTCAGGAGTAATTAGGCACTGGAATGACTAACTGCAGCCACTTCTTTCGGGAAATCACCAACACGCACAAATGGGCCTACGGCCCTTACCGAACTTACTGGGCTAAATGCAAACTTTGCAACCACAAATGGAAGGTCTACATCGACACTGAAAAGCGGCAAGAAATTAAATTGCCCCAGTCGATGATGCGCAGGCGCAAGCTTGATGAGCCTGCCGTTAGACGAGTTCTACTAGATGAAAGACCTTATAGTCAGATTGCAAAAGATAACGGGATTAGTCATCAGGCTGTCAGCGAAATAAAGCTGGGTAAGTCCTACAAATACTTCTGCAAAGACATACCCAGAAAAGCGCCACGCACACAAAAGAAGTGCGTCAACTGTGAGCACTGGTGGCAGGGCAAATGTGGTTTGTCTGTACCAGAGGCTGGTGGTTGTTTTGCTGGGGATTGCTCGTTCTATAGCCACTACGGGTCAGCTGTGATACAGTAAGCGGGCATTGCCCCACCAGGCTTGAACTACCTCTTCGGTGTTGCGCACCTGCCTTCCCTCGCAGGTGCCAAAAAGATTTGCTTTGACGTTGAGACGACCCAGTTGCAGCCCAAGTTTGGACGCATGAGGTTGCTCCAGCTGGCCACCTACGGCAAACCTCCCGTGGTGATTGACTGCTTTGCTCTCGATGACAACGAATGGATTGAGCTTGAAGAGTTCTTCAAAACTAAGCGCTCTTGGTACGCCCACAACGCTGTGTTTGATCTTGGCTGGCTCCAGGAGCACGAGATTTATCCCGAAGGCAGGGTGTTCTGCACCATGCTTGCTAGCCGCATACTCAGAAACGGCTTGCCAAATGTAAAGCACGGCCTGCAGCATGTTGTGCATCGTTATCTCGGTAAGTCCTTATCCAAGGAAGAGCAGAAAAGTGATTGGTCTGGTCAACTGACTAAAAGTCAACTGGATTACGCGGCTAAAGATGTAGAGATTCTTACTGAGCTTGTAGAAAAGATTCTCCATAGGATCGCCATTGGCGTGCTTGCTCCAGCGTGGTGTATTGAGTGCAATGCGCTCCAGTCGATGGCACAGCTTTGGCGGACTGGTTTGCCGTTCGATAAGAAGGATTTGGAGCAGCTAATTGTTACTTTGGATGCGGAAGCTTTAGAAACTGGTGAGCAGTTTATTCAGGATTTTGATGAGGCTTTGCCCCAGGGAGAGAAGCTTTGTCGTGATGCCAAGGGTAAACTTCTTTACCGCACCAAGCCTGCAGCTAAGGGGGAAAAGGTTGAGAGGGGGACTTTCAATCTCAATAGCCCTGTGCAACTGCTGAAAAAGTTCACCGCTTTGCTTGGTGAAGTACCGATTGATCAGAAGAGCAAAAAGCCTAGTGCCAGTAAGTCGGCGCTCCAGGAGTATGCAGGGCAGCACAAGATTGTGGCGGACTACTTGAAGTGGAAGAAGACTGAGAAGAGAAGGCAGATGGCGGAAACGCTGCTGAAGAATGTGGAGAGTGATGGGTACATTCGTGCCAGCTATCTGCAGATGGGGGCTGACACTGGCAGGATGAGTTGCATGAGTCCCAACCTGCAGCAGATTCCCAGGGATCAGCGGTTTAGGGCGTGTGTGAAAGCTCCAGAGGGGTGGCGCTTTGTGGTGGCTGACTTTGGGCAGATGGAGCTGAGGTTGGCGGCTGCGGAAGCTAAAGATGAACTTATGACTCAAGCGTTCCAGGCTGGGGATGACCTCCATACGATTACTGCGGTGCAGATTTATGGAGTGGATAAGGATGAGGTCACGAAGGAGCAGCGGCAGGTCAGCAAGAGCGCGAATTTTGGCTTGCTTTATGGCAGTGGGGCAAACGGGCTTAGGAATTACGCAGCAGCGATGGGCATCCAAATGGATCTTGATGAAGCAGCCGCAGTCAGGGAAAAGTTCCACGCTGCTTATAAAGGGATCAGCCGGTGGCAGCGTAAGAATGCTGCACTTGCTAATGCGCCTGCGAAAAATCCATCTGTCGAAATCCGCATTTCGGGGCTCAGGCGGTTTCTACCGGGAGAGAACAACAAGCTCACGACCCGTTGTAATACGCCGATCCAAGGTGCTGGCGCTGCTGTCCTCAAATACACGCTTGGCAAGTTGTGGCCGCTCCTTAAATCCGATGGGGAGGACATCGTGCGCTTGGCCGGCGTGGTGCATGACGAAATCATCTTGCTCGTAGTTGAAGAGCACGCTGATGCTTGGGCGTCCCAGCTGCAAACAGTTATGGAAAACTGTGAATCTAAGTGGCTTGGTGATATACCACCGCTTGCCGAAGCTAAGGTCGGGTTGAGTTGGGATCAGGCCAAGTGACGGAGCTTCGTGAGTACCGTGTGCGCATGTGGCCGAAGCATGGTCCCATGCACGACATCTTTGTGGAAGCTCCAGACATCCTTACTGCAAGGGAATATGCCATGCGGTTGTGTCCTGAGCAGCTGGTGCTTGGTGTCAAACGAAAGGAAGAGGCTGTCTCAGAAGTAAACTCGTGAGTCGCACCGGGAGGGAGATCGTCCTGGAGTGGCTTTATAAGGAGATCAGGCAAGCGCGGACCGCTGACTTACAGCGGGCCGCTGCTTTTTTGGAGTGGGCTAGAGGCATTCGTAAGGGCTGCTCCAAGCAGAGGTTTGGGGCGCGGGTGTCCCAGGCAAATGCGTGGCGCAAGCAGGTTGACCAGGATGTTCGCTGGTAACTACGTGCTACTGTGTGACAAAGCAGCAAGTTGTCATGCCCCTTAAGCACGGGTCGAAAATTTATTGCCAAGTCCTGCTAGACAAAAATAGGTACCAGTTGGCCAAAGCTCTTGCGGATAGGCGTGGAGTTCGCGTGACCGCGATGATGCGGGAAGTGGTTTACAAGTTTCTGGAGGCGGAGCTGCCCCAGGAGTATGGGTTTGCGTTGATGGCTGACAATGAGGCGTGGCAGGAGTCTGTGCAACGGCGAGTTCAAGGCCGCATAAATGCACGAGAACAGAAAAAGGTGCAACCAGAAGACTCATGAGACTTAGTTAAAGTTCTACATAGTCTGCCGGCTTAAGATTCCTTTTACTAGCATTACACAGTAGTTAAAAAGGGTCCGATGACGCGCTATGTGGTTATGGTCGAAGATCGCTGGGTCACAGCGGTTTACGGCCCAGGTCAAGGAATTGGTGTCACTGCTTGTAAGGAAGACGCTTCAAGCTGGGTCACATACGAGCGGGCTGTCAGTGCTGCGAGAATTGTTTCTCAGTGCGTTGACGGTGCTGTTGCTGTTCATAGCGTTGAAGAACCCGCCCACTTCAAATCCTGGAAATAATGCCGTTCCAACCTCAGACCGATCCCGAGCAGCGTCTTGGTGAAGGTATCTCTCGCACCAGTGCAGAGAAGACGAAGCTGTTTGAGTTGACTGTGTGGTTGCCTGGTCAGGGTGCCATGCGGGATCTTGTGCGAGCTGAGAACTTAAAGCAGGCGATTAAGTTTGCTGAAAATCGTTACCCGAATTGCAGGGTTGAGGTGCCGCCTAAGACGGCCAAAAAACCTAAACTGGCTCGCTCTCATACTGGGCCGAAGCTCAGGCAGAGACTCACTGCAAAAACCGTGGAGGTTGTAAATGGACAGGGCTGAATGGGCGCACCTTACTTGGGGTAGGACGATCGTGGATCAGTCGCGGGCGGATTTGCTGGAGCATTTGTACCAGCATGATGGGCGGGCAGACAAAGATCACCCGCTTCATCACACCTATACCGGGCTGTATCAGAAGTACACGGCTATCTAAGCCGAGTCACGATCCATTCCGAATTGGTCGGCCAGGTTATCTGCAGCTTCGCGGATAGCCCAGGCCGATTTTGTTCTTTCCAGCTGGTGCAGCGTGTTCAGTACCAGTGCTGCTTCCAGCAATCCCCTGTAGTCCTGCTTGTTGAACATTTCCACTAGCCATTTGTCGTTGGCGGCTTTGTGGAAGGACGACTCCGTGGAGTGTTCGATGGGGCGCATGCTACTTAGGGCGGATTTTCATGAACCAGCCCGTGTCGTTGCCTTCGATGAGCCAGCGAGGCAGCCAGTTCTTGCGAGAGTACGCGATTCCCGCGCCTCCCTTGTTGCTTATATAGCCACCGGAAACCAAGTTGGCCTCACCAAATGGGTCGTTGTGGATGAAATGGGATGGAGTAAAGCCGACGATTACGCTCCAGTGGCCGGTGCCTGTAGGTTTTGAGACCGGGCCTTTGTGTAGCCAGCCCACTGGTACTGGGTAGCCGTTAAGTATTTCGTTTTGTAGGTCTTCTGCCGTCCCATCCAGCACGAAGGTTGGTTTTAGTCCCAGTGCAGTTAGGGCTGCTTTTTGGGCGTTGGGGTCTGTGGTGTCACCGAAGCGGGCGCGGAGTTTGTTGTATTCATAGTCGCCCGAGATCTTGCCGTAGTAGCGGGCAACCATTGCGCAGCTGGAACTGAAGCACTGGCGGTAACCGCGTGGTCCGTCGTCTGCACCAAGCTGGTATTCGTAGGGCACGCGCAGTAATTTTTCCTTCTCTTTACGTGCCGGCTTTTTTGCGCAGTTCTCGTTCATTAGTGCAATTAGTTTTTTCGGGTAGGTGGGGTCTGTTGCGTAGCTTTCTCTGTAAAGCCAGCGGGCTGCTTCCTCTCTGGTGGGCGCGTTGTTGCAGCCTTTGTAATGTTTATAGTCTTTGTACCAGTGATCGACTAGATAAATTACGCAGGTCAGTAGGTCGGGGAAGTCGATAAAGCTATCGGTGATTGTGATCCACTGCCCGTTGATAAATACTTGGGTTTTGTGGTCGCTGCCTGCACCTTTGAGGCCGAAAAAGTTATTGCGGCCTGAAACCAGTTGGCCGTAACTTGACTCCAGTGCCCACTGTGCTGCTGCAAGTTCGGGGAATTTTGCGCCAGATGCTTCCGCTGCGTGGTAAACGCCTTCCCAGCTATTGGGAAAGTTAATTTGTTTACCTCCGGTGGACCAGGTGTTGAACCAGGGGTTTTTGCGGTCGAGCAGGGATGGGTCGGCCTTTAGGATGGCCTCCTCCAGTTCTGTGATGGCTGCCATTTGGTGGGGCAGCGCTTTGTAGTAGCGGAATAGATCAATCAGGCGGAGCTTTTGGGACATTGGACCAGGGGGAGCGGATGGTCATGGCACCACCCAAAAGGCGGCTTTTTCCGGTTTGTAGTGCATCGTTTGGTGCTTCGTGATCCACGACAGGTTTGGGGGCTGGCGGTTGTTGTGCCAGCCACTCGTTTACTGCACTGTCTATCTCTGGTTTGATGGTCAGCGCTTTGGGAAGACGACCTTCAGGGCTTTAAGGATCAGTTGGACCCAGCTGTTCTCTTTGATGGGAAGCAGGGTGATGATTTCGCTGCCAGCGGCAACCAAGATTGCTAGGACAGTGGCGGTTGTGGGATCCATGTGCCAGGTGAAGCTGGTAAAAGTGTAGCTGTAGTAGAGAACAGGGTCTACTGCGTGTGAGTGTCTGACTCGCTACATTTAATCAGCGACTGCTTGCTATGGACCATCACATTGAGGATGGCGAATATGTAAGTAAAAAGGAAGCGAAAGCCAGATTTCGTCAATCAATTCTTAAGGAGTGGAAGAACAGGTGTGCTTACTGCGGGGTGGACTTGGGTAGGTCTGCCACGCTGGATCACGTTCACCCCAAGATGAAGGGTGGGCATACGCACCAGCAGAATTTGGTGGCTTGCTGCTTTGCCTGCAACATCAGCAAGTCCGCTGAAGACTGGCTGGAGTGGTTTAGGGAGCAGGATTTTTGGGAGCCGCATCGGGAGGATGCGATTATCAGCTGGATTACGGAAGGTCTGTTTTAGGGTCCCAGCCCATGCCTTCTAAGTACATGCGGGCGATGTATTCGTCTTCTGCATATCGGCAGATGCTGCCGGTACAGGCGCGGTAATAGATTTCGCCGCGCTCGTTTTCCAGCTGTTCCAGTCGAAAACTTTTGCCGAAGTCGGTGCTGTGTACGACTGTCATTGGCGGCCGATGCGCATTTCAATGTGCCGCACTCTAGTTTCTAAGTCGCTGAGGCGTTCCTTTGAGTCGTTCTTAAGTTCTTGGATGTCTGAGGCGACGGTGTTTACGGATTGCTCCAGCTTGGCGACTTGCATAAAAAGGCCGCCCAACCCAATGACTGCGGCAGTCAGTAGGGCTGGGACGGCTTGATTCCAAGGGTTTGGTGGCGCTGCCACATCTACCGCGACCTCTTCACTAGAACCCATTGCGCTGAATTGGTCGCCTCTTTTATAGGTTAGCGACCCTGACCGCGCAGGAGTTTGCGTGTGCCGCGTGGTTTAGAGCGTTTGCTGTTGCCTTGGCGGGTAAGTTTTGGTTTACCTGCCTGGTGCTCCACTCGCCCCAGTGCTGTTTTTGACTTAACAGCCATTACAGGTCACCATCAAAGACGTACCCCAGCTCTTCGGCGCGGGCTTTAGCTTCGGCTTCGTCTGTGAACAACTCAACAGTGCGAGGGGTTTCCAGTGCAGTGCCAGCGTCCATCTCGCTGTACTGCAGGTAGCCATCATCGCTGTGGATGATGGCGTAGGTCAGTTCGTCGAAGGTGTAAAGAGCCATGATCAGGGGTTAAATGTGATGGTCCAGCCGCGCCCAATAAGCGCGTTATAAGCGTTTTCAGCAGTAACGGTCCAAGTAGCTCGGTTGGCATTAGTACCACCTTCAAGGCTAAGGTTACCGTCACTGGTTCCAGCGGCGTTGATGGACACAAGGATATTTTCAATGGAAGTAACATCTAGTGCGCAGTTCAGCCAAGCGCCTAGAAATCGGTTGCATGTTGTATTATTAAATCTGTTTGCAGGGAATGTCGTAAGTGATGTGCAATTACGCCACGAGTTGTAGAATCCTGTGTTTACGTTAGACGGGTCGGTTGCTGCACCTGTAGCGGCGTCAAAATCTAATTGAGGGAATGCGCTAAGACCAGTACATCCGGACCAAGTAGAACCAAAATTAGTACCATTTGATGTAGTGATAGCTGGAAAAACAGAAAGTCCAGTACATCCCAACCAAGTACCTTCAAAATTTGTACCGTTTGAAAAATCCAGTGGAGGGAAAGCGGCAAGACCGGAGCATCCTGACCATGTACGTATAAATGTTGTGCCTGATGAGAGCGTTAAATTAGGAAAGGCCGAAAGACCACTGCAGTTGCTCCAAGCAGAATTAAATTGCGTTCCACTAGAAGTGTTGATGGGTGGGAAAACACTGAGACTGTTGCAGTTTGACCAGGTGCTGTTGAATATCGTTACGGACGAAGTAACAATACTAGGAAAGGCTAGCAAGTTAGTGCAGTTGGCCCAAGTGCTGCTAAGCGTAGTAGCGGAAGAGGTTACTATCTGAGGGAATTGCTGTAAACCTGTGCAACTTTGCCAAGCTTGCGTAAAGTTTGTTCCTGATGATGTATTGATTAGAGGGAAAGCAGTTAGACCACTACAATTCAACCAAGCTTGGGTGAAATCTGTGACGTTTTGAGTTTGATTGCCAGCTGGTGTGAATGCAGTAAGTGAACTGCAATTAGCAAAAGCTTCTCTAAGGGTCGTGGCTGAACTGAAATTAAACTGAGGAAATACCCCGCTAATGTTGCTGCAATCTCTAAATGCACGGAACCAATCTGTGACTGCACTTGTATTTGGGAGGTTGACTGTTCTTGCTGTGCTGGAAAAATCGAGCTGTGAGCATCCGTAAAACGCGGAGTTAAGCGTGCTCGGACTAAGGAAAACGTCGTTGCCGTTGGCGCTGGTTCCCCAGTTAACAATCTGCACTAAGTCTTTAGCGTTATCGTCACCGAGAAAACGCAGACCATCTAATTGCCCTTTAATAAAAATGGAGTAGATGCCAGGAGATGAGTAAGTTTTTTGAAGGCCAGGAGCGCCCAGTTCAGCAGCAGCCCCCTTTAAACCGGATTCCGTGTTATCTCCCCAGGTAATTACAATGTCGTTGTCAGTGCCTGGGCTTGTAGTGGGTAGAGTAAATACGGTATCTCCATTATTTAGTTCTCCTTGCGTGTTAATAATAAGTGATAGAGATCCAAGAGGACCAGTAGGAACAAAAGTATCGGCGTTGATCGGGTCGAGTTCACCGCGAACCAGTGCTTCGGCTACTGCAGGAGTAAGCTCTCCGCTGTATAAATACACAGCGTTAATGTAACCAGTGAATGCTTTAGTAGGATCTACTGAATCACTACCGATTGTGAGTCGCGTCAAATTATTAGGTACTAAACTACTTAGTGATTGAGCAAAACGCGCACTGCTAGTTGTATATTGGTAATTGTTTGCTCCCCAGGTAATAATGTTGCGCTCTCGGTCAGTTGTAGGGACCGGGAATGGCAGTGTAGGTTTTATGGTGCCTTGAATACTATAAACAAGAGCGGATGAATTATAGAGTTCGCTGCGCTCTTCTATTGCTAAGTTAATCTGCTCATTTGCGGCATTTTTAAGGGAGATCAGCGTGGATCCTGTTTCAATTTGGGGTGATTGCGAATCTACATAAATAGAACCGCTGCCTGGAATCTGTGAAGAGTTTAAATACAATAGTTCAGCAGCTCTTGTCACAGGTGCTGTTGTAACTGGAATATAGGATGTAAACACTTGCCCTACTTCGATCTGCGCCATTGCCAAATCTAATGATTGGCCTGCAGTTAAAGCTAAGGTACGGTAAAGTCTAAGCGCGGTTGCACCTTGACTTGCTACTCGAAATGCAAACTTATAGCGTGTCCATTCAGAAGTTAGTGTGTAAGACTCAGGTTCGGTGTCTGATCGCACATCGGGGTTAGTCGCGATGAGTGGAGTTCCAGGTACTGTTGTTTTTGCCCATACGCTAAAAATAAAAGGAGTAAATTGTGGTACTGTCGCAGCTAAAGGAGCATATGATATAGTTATTGGCCAAGTAGTAGATGTACTATTACAAGTTAATCGAACATACCCTTGATTGTTTGGACCACCTGATGTAAAATCTGTGTAGGAATAATTTCCGCTATCGGTGCTGCGAGATGCTGAACCACCGACAGCCAAATTTTGTGATTGTAAAAACCAATTTGTAGACTCTTTTTCTACAATAAGTCCGGCTTGAGCTGCAGCTTCTCCTGCAACAATTCCACCGAAACGAGGCTGACCTGCCTCGGCAATCCTGTAGTTTTGATCTTGATCAAAGTAAGTTGCAATAGAATCTCGTGTAAAAACAAACCTGCGATCAATCCTTTGCGCTGCTTTGGGATTAAGCAGCGCAACCGGACGTTGGTCGTAAAACAGCTCTTTGATGGCCATTGCGGATCAGGCGGTAGTGGTGGACTTGATGATCACAAAGTTGAGGACGACGGCCTCGCCCAATGCGCCTGCCGTCAGGTTGCGCAGAACGATCTTCACCGATCCGCTGGCGATGTCCAATGTGCTGACCGCATAAGCCCCAGCAGTTGCGCCGGATTTGATGCTGACCGCAACGACATCTTGTGGGGAGATCTGGCTATTGGTAAGTGTAAACGCCACCGCTGTATTCGCTGCAAGAGAAGCGGCATTTAATGTGATCTGGCCGCATGGTGTATTCAGCTCCACGCCGGTGGTCTTGTCGATCAGCTGCGTGACGCTGCCGCCACCCTGGGCGTAGCCGCACCACTCGTCCACAAAGGCCATGCGTCCCAGTTGCCCGGATACTGGGATTTCATTGGCATCGGTGCCGACCTCGAAACTCAAGATCTTGGCGCTGAGCAGCGAGTTGTAGTCGCGCCAGTAGTTCAGGCCGAGGTTGGTGATTACCTTGGGCTGGTTGTTGTCCAGAATCGCGGCATCGGTGGTCGGCACTGCTGTGCCTTCAATGTCGGTCAGCGTGGCCAAGGAAACTGGGCCAAGAGGTGCGTCACCTGTGGACAGGTCAGCGCTAGTCGTGAAGGTAGCTTTGCCTGAAATGTTGATGTCGTTGAAGAAGCTTTCGCCTTGGGCCGAGATGCCGCTAGGGAATTCGGTAAGGGGTTCTTCTTCTACGTTTGCCAGTGAGGTCAGCGTCTGAGTCTGACCCGTGCTCAGGTCTTCAATTCCAGTCGCTTTAACGATGAAGCCTTCTTCGTTAAAGCCCGAGGGGAATACCCGGCCGCCAAGCTCGTTGGTGAAGTAGTAGGTGAACTTGTTCAGCGCACTCAGTGTTTGCTGTGCTGCCGGGAAGCCCTTGGAGTAGTTGAGGGTTCCAGCCCACTCGAAAGCGTGGGCGAACAAGCGCAACACCGAAGGACGGCGGAATTCAGCAGCCCAACAGTTGCGGGCTGTTGCCAAGCCGCCGGATGGGGCGGTTGGGAACTGGGTGGTGTTGTTTACGTCGCGACGACGGTCAGCTGAAGCACGAGGCTGGAGTGCTGCATGTGCGGCTGCCTCGCTAAAGCCCAATGCGCGAAGCAGGGAGTAAGCACCCTGATAGTCGTTGCTGCTTTGGTACTGATCTTGAATTGATGCTTCGACTGCATCAGGGCTGCCAGTTGTCCAAAGAGTATTAAAGTTAAACCCCAGTGTGGTGCTTGCTTGTAGGTTTTCCGTGTCGTTGTCGAGTACCAGCGTGTAGCTTTCGTTGTCGAGCTTTTCGTCAGCTTGGTACGCGCTCGGCATGTGGACGTAGCTTTCTTGCCAGTCCGCTGCAGCTGGGCCACCAGTAGCTGCTGTCGTTAGATCACGCAGCGCGGTGAAGTGCTTTTCGCTGAATTTGACTGTGGTGCCAGCACGGTAGAAAGTGTTGTTGGCAAAAGTAATGTTTGGATTGCTGCGACGTAGCTGGATCTCTTGAGTTTTGTAAGTGCCGGCAACGGCAAACTCAGAATAAATCGAGGTGTCAAAGTCAACAGAGGAGATCGTGGTTACGATCAGCGGATCGCTTAGCGGCAACGTGCCGTTTACATACGGATCGACATCGCCAAACTCTGAAGGTGGAGTTGGGTCAAGCTGCAGCACATACTCGCGCTGCACCAAGCGTGTTGGTGGTTTGGTGGCAAAAAGACCGATAGCCAAACGGCGTTCTGATGCAGTGCGGTTGTCGATTAGGCGGCGGACATAAACGCGGCGACCAACTGCTCGGTTGATGCTGCTGTTTTGCGGAAGTCCTGGACTAACGCCATTTTCATCTTCAAGGACGCCCTTAAGAAAAATGCGGTCAGGATCGCTAGTGCTCCAAGCATTTGCTGATAGCGGGGCACGCCAATCAGTGCCATTGGGGTTCTCAACCCAGATGTAACTATTCTCGCGAAGGCTATATCCCAAATCACCAAGGATTTGCGGGATACTCGTGGATCCTTCAGCCGCTACTAAAGCATCATTCAATTCAAAACGAGTCTGACCATCGGCATAGCTGCTAACAGTACCAAGGAAAAACTTCTGGACGTTCCCAGTTTTTTCGCTGAGATTGAGCGGAACCTTGAAGTAGGCAAAGCGCCACTCCTTATCCAAATCGAAGGCTTCAGGTTTGTAGCCGCTTGCGATGGCGACGCAACCGCCGAAGGAGCTGTTGCTGTTGGTGATCGAGACTTCGCCGCCGCTTTCGGTGGAGTGGTGGACGCCTTGGCCGATGGCGAAGATCGAGACCTCTTGGATGAAGGCGTTGTTGATGGCGCGGATGTGGTAGCTGCGCCGTGTCGGCTTCATCCGAACGTCGTTCGGGTCGCTGCTGATGTAGGTGCTGTAGTTCGGCATCTGAATCCAGGTGCCGCCGCTGTACAACTCCCAGCTGGACATGTCCCGCTGCAGCGAAACGCCAGTGAAATTGGCGGTAACCATTGACCGCAGGCCTTCGACCTTGGCGCCATCTGCGTGGATGCCGCCCATGCCGTACTCGGAACGGACCGAGCAGTTGAAGATATAAGGCGAGGCTGACTGGGTGGTGTCCCAGTCCTCATCTGGAGTGTCGTCGATTGGGCCGACGATCTCGTACTCGGTCGGGCGAGTAACGGTCAGCGCGTTGCTGAGGTTGGCGGGGCTGCCAACGTAAGTGCGAATTTTGGTGTAAAAGTCGTCCAGCTCTGTTTGGCTGGCAAAACCGAATGCCGACAGCAGGTGATGGCTGCTGGTGCTGTTGATCTTGTCAAAGAACGTGAAGCCGAAGAAGTAGCCAGTACCAGTGACCTTGAAAATCTCGCTGCGGTTGCTGCGATCTGCCAGCTCATCGGCAGGAGTCGGTACATAGGTCGGGCGGAATGTGCATTTGCGCAGGTCAGGGCCACAAAGTGAGCATCCGCGTGGCAGCAAAATGCCGCCGTTGGTCGGGTTGTACTTGATCAGTTCCGCTGGTGTGGGCTCGTAGCCATCGACCCAGGTGATTGGGGTGCCGCTGCCGGGGTCGTTGTAGACCGTGTGGACACCGGGCGCGAGGATGATCGAAACGCAATCGAGGTGCGCCCTCGGGTCGGTGATCGTGTACCAGTTCTTGCTGGTGATGATCGCGGCCTCGATCACCGCACGGTTGATCGTTTTAAACGGGCGCTGAGGGCTGAAGCCGCAAGTGAGGCGCTGTTGATCCAGGCGCTTCAGCTTGGCCTCGATGATCTCTTCGTCAGTGCTGCCGCCCGGTGCTTCGTAGGTGTTGTAGCTGCCGCCGGCGAAGGTGTCTTGGCCGGTGTATGGATTGACGTACAGCGTGAACGGTGCTGTAAGCGGGTCTACTTGCTGGGTTCCGCCGGCTGCCACATTGGCGACGCCGGCCACCTGACGCATCAGGTCGTTCAGCGTGGCGATCTGCGCCCGGAACTCTGCCTGCGTGGCGTTGATGTTGTCTAGGGCGCCAACAGCACCAGCAAGCTCAAGGGAGGCCACGCCGCATCAGTCACTATCTTTCAGAAGTCTACCGACGCTTCCTACGTCAACCGTAGGTTTATTTCACCGCTGACAACAAAGTCCGTTGAGCCTGTCAGCACTTCTGTTGGCCGGACATTCAATCGAGAGTTGGTAAGCAGGAGGTCGCAGCTGTAATAAGCAGTGTCACCAATCTGCGGCCTTGTTGGATTGCGGTCTTTGTACAAATAGAATTTTGCGCTCGCCTTTGTGTTGCGTTCAGTCAAAAGCACCAGGCGAAGTAGGTCAGTGCTGGTCTGCTGGCCTTCCTCCAGGTTGGTGTCCACCAAAAATTCAAGCGATCCAGCGCCGCGGACCAAGGCTTTTACGTTCTCGCCAAAGGTTTCACCGATGGCTGTCATGTCGAGATTAGCTGCATCTACATCCAAGACCCACTCAGTAAGTTCCGCTTGTATCAACCAACCGCGTCCGTCTGGATCTTCAGAGATCGCAGTGATTGCTGCCGGAACTGGAATGACATCTTCCAGCAACTGATTGTCGCTTGGTAGAGCTATACCTGAAATACTTTGACCTGCGCTGCTGATACCCGCAAGGTACGAAGCATCACTGCTATAACGCGCCACCACAAAGTTGACGGTTGAAAAGGCACTCAGTGTGATTTCGCTGCCTGCATCGAGATTGTATGCGGCAAGTTCTGATGTAAAAAGTCTTACCCTTCCGAGGGCATCTACGTTGATGTAGCCATCGGTAAACTCTGTGGTTGACCCAGTGTCGTAAAAGTTGACTGTGTTATCTGCTTGGTAATAGTTGGCGTTGGGTCCGGTTACGTGTAGTCGAGCCTGACTCAATACAAAAGCGCTGCCGAAGTAGACGCCCGCTCCACCTGGATTACTGGGGGAGAAGGGAGATCCACCTGGGAAATTAAGGATTACTCGATCTCCAGTCCAGTAGTCCGGGTTACCGAGATTGATTCTTGATGGTGTGGTTGAGTGAATTAGCGCTGTAGGGGCAAGCGCCATCGGCTCCGGCCACTCTCGGCTCAGTTCGAGGATTCCGCCGTTGCCGAGGATTGCCATCAGAAGGAGCCAGTGGGCTTACCGGAGAACGTAAAGCTGATTGGTACAGAGATCAGATCACCAGCGCTGACACTCGGGCCAACCGTTGTAATCAGTACATCGCCGGAAATTGTTCCCTCGCTGCTGGCGTTGTTCAGTACCAGCTGGAGGCCGGAAAGTGTTTCGCTGTCCTCCAAGATCTGCTGCATCAGATCAGTTGTGGCGGTGTCGTCAGGGTCGTAAAGCAGCGTGCCACTGCCGCTGGTGCTGCGGATGCCGTAGGCGTAGGTGCGGTCAGTTTGACCTACGCCTGTGGTTTCCAGTGCATCGCGGTTGATGTCCAACCGCACGTCACGCACCTTGGCGATCGTGGTGTAGGTCGAGGCTCCACCCAGTTTGAATTTCAGGAGCGCCGTGGCGCTGGTCTTTACGGCCATCGGTCCGCTGTGTTTAGGTCAGTCTAAGTTCAGCGACAAGGTTTACCCTGACGCTGGAACGGTTGGGCGCAACGCTTTCGACGGTTGGCGGTTCCTCAGTGAAGAACCAGAGCATTCCTGCCCCAGTCGATGTTGTGTCTAACCATCCTTTCAGATTAGTTGATGCGCCGTTGAAGATTGCAGATGGCAAAACTAGATCTGTTATGGCGCCTTTTGCGTCGTTGTAAGCGTCGATAATTGCCGCTGCATTGTCGTCGCTAATGTTATTGAACTGCAGTTGAAGTTGCGCTTGGCTAGGTCGGCTGCCCCAAAGCCGGCGAGTGGTTACGCCGGACTGCGTAGTCAGTCCAGTGGTCGGCCAACGCGGAGCAGTGAAATTCCTGCTGGTAGGCTCAAGATTTGGAAAAGCAACTGCCATTACTCAATTACCCAACTTCCAGCATTATCAAATCCTTCGGCAAGGTTTAGGACTCCCGAAGAATTTGTGGGCATGTGGACTGCCTCAATGCTAAAGGTGCCTTCCTCATCAGGCGTGACCCGCTCGATCTGGTAAGTACGAACTTGTGTGCCAGCCTTTTTGACCGTAAACACTACTCCGGTTGGGGTTGCGGTTCCATCGCTGTTGACTACCAAGCTGGTGTCAGCTGGTGGCGTGCCCTCAGTTCCATCCCAAGCAATTACGTCGTAGGTGCCGGCGAAAAGGGTTTGGGTGCTTACTACTGCGCCTTCTGCTGTGACTACGCCGTTGTTGAACTCGTCGTACTGGGTTTCGTCCATTGCGACTCGGATGTAATCGCTTGGTCCCAGCTTTGCCAAGGCGCCTTCGTGCGTGGTGCGGAAGCTGATTACATGCGTCGGGATGCGGCGCATCCTGATGATGTACTTGGCAGCGTCGATTGCCTGCTCGCGGTTGGTCACATAGTCCGACAGATCCAGTGCTTCGACGGGATCGGTGTCGCTGCCAAATGGTGCAAACTCGCGAACCAGCACTTCACGCTCGGTGGGGAAGATTCCGGGATTGGTCGGGTCGCTGCTTGCCCGTTCCTCTCGGTAGCGCACCGAGACTTGGATAGGCTCGCGCTCTTCGGGCTCCAAGTATTGGAGCTTGAAGGTGCCTTCGACGATATTACCGGCGGTAAAAAGGCCCTTGATTGGCACTGCTGTGAACTGGATGGCTGGGCGCAGGTAGAACTTGCCGTCGCTTTCGCCAAAGATCAGCAGGTTTGCAGCTGCAGTGTCCGCTGCCCACTGGCGCAGGTTGACCCGATCAGCTTGCACCCCATCAAAGAAGTAGTTCCGGCTGCTGCACCAGTCAGCGGCGTCGGTAAACGCCACAAAGTCGATCATGCTGTCCTTGATCAGATCACCAGCGCCATAGGTGGTGTTGGTCATCAGATCCAGCAGCACATCGGGGAACAAGTGCGTCGGCCCTAAGGTCTGGCCGGAACGCAGCCGCCGACATGTCTTGCCGCCAGTGACGTAGCAACTGAACTGGCCAAACTGCTGCCACTCCACAGATGACAGCACGTTGATGCCCAGCAGGGCCAAGTTGTCGTAAACCGGGGCCGGGCTGTTGGGGACGATCTCGTTGACGTAGACCACCTCATGCTCGGGGCCGGACGCTGCAGAGGATTGGATCTCTTCATAGATGAAGGCTTCGGCCAGCTTGCCCCAGGTGTCGATGTAAGAAAAATCGCCGTTAGGAAAGTTGATCTTGTCTGTTCTGGGATAAGTCAGGGTGCCCTTGCTGGCCTGGCGCCGGCCCGTAGGAATAGCGAAGGTGTCCGGAGAGTGAGGGACTGACTCGCCATTGAAAACTACGGTTACGCCGCCAACCTCGGACACTGTTTGCCTAGTGCCAAGGCTTGCTTCAAGTACGTACAGGGTGCCGAGACTGGTGTTGTTGCGAATCTCCCATCCTGAGTAAGGCTCGATCTGAAATTCCCACTGCTTCACAGAGGGCATGCTCAGCTGGATGTAGTTGAAGACGTTTTGCTGTGTTGCCCCACGCACTCCGTAGGCATTGCTGAGCTTGGTGAAAGCTGCTGCTGAGCCGGCCTCGCGGTAGTAGATGGCAAAAAAGCTGTAACGCTCAACAGGGGCGCTAAGGATGTTGGATTGATAAACATCCGTTTGCAGAGTGCTGCCCTGCTCAACGATGTCGTCTTTGTAATCCAGACAGGCTCTGTTGTCGCAATCCGAGTAGCTAAGGGCTTCCCGGAAGTTGGTCAAACCGTTAATACGAATGCCAAGCCGAGAGCGGATACCAAGCTCAACTGCTTGGCATGGGCGGGTGGTGGAGATGCTGGCGATTGCGCAGCGCAGGATGTGGCCATCGGTTGTGGCGACGTTGCGCCACTCGCGCAAAGAGGAATCGGTATTTACCCAGTCGAGACCTGATGTCTCGATGTCTGCCTGGGTGTTGGTGTTGACGGTTCCAGTGCGGACTGTTTTGAAGGTTGCGGTGATCGAGTTGCCGCTGCCACCAGTAATGTCTGCTTCTGAAATAAACACACCGGGGCTGCGGGTGTCGCAGATAGCCAAGCCGGAACCGATCTTGTACAGCTCGCCGATGATCAGAGAGTCGTCCCAAGCTTTCTGGCGGCCAGCGACAGTAGATGCGATGTCTTCGGCTTTTTCGATGTAAGCCTTTTTGGCGTTAAATTTAAGATCTCGGGTGATAGAGATAACTGATGCGGTATCTTCGTTTACTGCGTTTACTCCAGAGCCGCGAATCTTAAACGTAGGCTTAAAGCGGGTGTTTGTTGTCGTGATATCCGGAATTGTTCCGCCTCCGCCTGAAATGCTCCCACCAGTTAGAAAACCTGTAGTAGGGTCAACAACTGGAACAAAAGTACCCGCCGATACTGTTCCTCCTGTTTGAAACTCTTGCTTTGTGCGACTTCTTACTAGAATTTTCAAGTTGTATTTAACAACCACATCATCTTCGGGATCGCTAGCGGTCAGAGGATTTCGCCACTTAAGCTGAAAGCGTGCAGACTTAAGTGTTTCTAGATCTTCGTTAATGGTATCGGTAGCGTCGTCGTTGTTGTAAAAACCTGTGATGTTAAAGGATATAGTTACATTAAGGTTACCCTTGCCGTTTGGATCTACCGTGACGCTGTTAATAGTTGTCGATATCTTGTTTTCAAGTGTTGTAATAGAAGTTGACTGGTCGCGGGTGCTGTCGTAAATGTTGTTCCACCTTCTGCTGCTTGGTTTGGTATAAACTCCCGCGCCGTCTTTAATAATTGTCTTTATTTCTAAGTTCCAATCACCAATGACTTGCAGGTTCTTTAGGTCGCGGCTGAAAGCGGTGTTTTCGTCGCTGCTGGAAAAGAGGGTGTAGCTGGTGGTGCCGCCGATGCTGCTCAGGCCACTGGATGTGATGCCGCTGCGGGAGCCAAAGAATGCCCGAGCTTTCAGGCGCTGAGACCATGCCGTATCGTCGATAACGCACTTCACCTTGGCGTCGCCGTCATCGCCCTCAGGGATTAGCTGGGCTCGAACTTGCGGTACGAAGCTGGGATTGGTGCGCATCCCGAAGTCGTTGCCGCAGAAGGCGTAAACGCCAAAGGTGGTTTGGTTGCCAGGCCTGGTGGCAGAGCAGAAGTCCGGCTGCCATGCGCCATTGCGCCAGACCTGGTACACATCGCCACCGCCGCCGTTTTGGGCGTTACCTAGATCTGTTGAGGCGCTGCGGCCGTAGATCTGATCGCCCGAGGCGATTCGTGTGGTCAAGCCGCTGTCGTAACGGCCATAAACAGCAAGGCGAGAGCCAACCTGGTTTGCGGTGGCATCACCGAAGTCGTAGCTGGTAAGGGTGTTGCCGCCCGAGGCAAAGTTGCCCGCATCTACGGTGCTGATTGGCCCCTCGCTAATCAGGAAGATTGCACGCAGCAGTTGCGATCCACCGAGGCTGTAGATCTGTGACCACAGCATTGGGGTGCTAACTCGCACGCCGCCGTAGGTAGTTCCAGTGATAACTTCGCGCAAGGCGTAGACCACCGGGATGATGCTGCCCAGCGTGGTGATGTCTTGGGTGCTGTCGAAGCCGTAGCGCGGGGTGAAGCGTTCGTTTTCTGTACGGGCTCGGCCACCACGGGCGCGTTCTTTTAACTGTGCAGGACGGCCGTCGCCTGTATCAGGCAGAGATGGCTTCAGAAATGACGCGGCAATCTGAAAGCCGATGCCAATCACGCTCAGTGTGATGGCAATAACTGTTTCAACGCCAGCAACTACTGCGGGCTCGGGCTGTTCTCTTGCTCGCTTGCGTACTTCCGCTACAAAAAACTGGTACTGCTCTTCCGTCAGCCCCAGCATTTCAGCCAGATAACGATCAGATGGCAGCATCAGCGAAACCTATAAAAACGGAGATTGGGCATGTAAGACAGTGGCACCCAATGAACGCCACGTCTGTGATGCACCAGCAGCAGTCCATCATCTACAACGATACCGACGCCTAGCCCTGCAGGTCCATTTCTAAACAGCGTTACCGCGTGTTCCTCGGGCTCATCCAACTGGGTGGTTGCGTTGGACCACATCCGCTCCAGTTGCCGCCAGCGTTTTTGCTTGGCCAGCTCCAACCAGTGGTAGTCGAACTCCGGGTGTTCGATGCCGGCTTCGTCAAGGATGTGCCAGACCATTACTAGGCAGTCGGCTGCCTTTCCAAGCTCTGGGTCAGCGCCAAACTCGTGGGGCAGGCCGATCCAGTTCTTCCAGTCCATTAGCTGATCACCAAGCTGCCGGTGGTTGGCAGGGCGCCAACCAAGCCTGTGGTTAGGCGCCTGCGCGGGATGTTGGCCTTGGTGGCATCCAGGGGGCTGGATAGTTTGAGGATGATTCGATCAGTGTCCATCTCGTACTGGGATACACGCCACATTTCGGTGCGTACCAGTACGTCGTCCGCGAAGTTGACTGGGACCAGGCTGACGGTTTTGATTTCCAGCAACCAGCGGCTTTGGACTGCTTCGGCGAACAGGTTGACTGTCAGTTGGTCCAGGCCGGCGACCAAGCTGGAGTCGCTGCGTTCGCCGCCTTGGCTGCCGGCACCAAGGCTGTAACCGAATGGCGCGAACTCGTAGGTCACGCCACTGTAAATACGCTGATCGTTGATGCTGAAGTTCTGGTAGGCGTAGATGGTGGGGGTGCCGTCTTGCTCCAGGAAGCGGGCGTAGTTGACAAAGGCGAAAGCGTTCATCAGCCGATACCCACCCGCTTGCGTGTCTTAACTGAGTTCTGCAGGGCTGCCAAGGTGAGAGTCCTGCCGCGTTCTGCCGCTTGAGCCATGCCCTTACGGTATTCCTCGGCCGTCACATATTCAACGTTGTTGATCACCTGTGAGTTGAAGCGCACGTCCAGTGGATCTGGATTGCTGAGTGCGGCAACGGTTTCGCGTTCGCTGCGCTCGCTCATCAGGCGCTCGGTTGTCTTGCTGAACGGCACCGAAGTGCTGCGAAGCGGTCCGAAGACATCCTCGCCGCGTGCTCCAGCAGCAAAGTTGGCAGCCGCGCTGCCCATCTTGCTGAATGGGATTACATACTCGGGCTCACCACCCTCGCCAATAATCGCTCTTGTCGGGCTGGTGACGTAACCGCCTTCTGCAAAGGCAATCGGACCAGTAGAAATGCCTTGTAAAAATGCGCCTGTAAACCCGTCACCACTGGGTAAAGAAACGGGACCGGCGCCGCTAAAGAGAGAGCTGCCAGAAGCTCCGAAGATTCCTGCCAGTGCCTTAAAGGTTGAAATGACAATCAGCTGAGAGATAATTTGACCGGCCAAGTCAACAAAAGAGTCACCAACAGATTTAAAGAAGTTAGAGAGCACTTCTTGTGCACTTGTGGTTCCGCTAATCAAATCGTTAAAGGCTGTATTAAATGCGCTTCCGATTGATTCGGCGCCTCTTACAGCAACGTTGATTGGATTGGCTAGATCTTGCAGCTTTTCACGCAGTTTGTCGGCGGCTTGGATTTTATCGTCGTTTGGATCTAAGTCCAAAGTAGTATCGAAAGCTCCAGCGCCTTCTCCTTGAATAAGGAATCTTGTGTCTAAACCCGCTCGCTTAAAGTATTCTTGTGTGATGTCCCTTTGTAGCTGTCGAATATCGTCAAGTTTTTTACGTTCTGCGTCCCTAAGTTTTGCGCTTTTAATCTGCAAAATTGTGGTTCTTTCTGTTTCAAAGTTTGTGTTTATAAGTTGCTTAGTCGTATCGCGTTCAATGTCTGCTATGGCTTTTTTGTATTGTAAGTCTATAACTTTAAGGTCATTATATTCAAATTGTGCATCTCTAATTTGATTCTCAAAGTCACTAATTTCTTCGATAGCTTTAAGGTCTGCCAAAAGTTGGGCGGTCCTATCTTTTGGTCCTTTTGGTCCTTTTGGTGCGCTCTTGGCGGATGGTGGAGCAATTAGGCGCCTGTCTGCGGCGGTTAGCGGTATCTGTACAGTTGTGGTTACGCGGTCTTTAAACAGCTCAAGTAGCTCGGCTTTATCTGCTGAAGAAAGAACTCCTGTCTTTCCGCCTCCTCGCCTTGCCTTTACAGCGGCTTGGAATTCGGCGTCTTCGGCAAGGTCTTTTGAAAGTTCCCTAAAACGTAGATTTCCGCTGATTTGAGAAATCAAGCTATTTACAAACTTCAGTAGTCCGTTAAGAGGTCCAGCCAAGAGTGTCTGCAGCTGGAGTGTTAGTGTGTTCCAGAGTTCGGTTGTTTCGTTTGTTGTTTTACCTAGATCAATCAAACTCTGCGCTGCTTTGTTTCCAAGTGCATTAGCAAGTTCTTCTGAAAGTAGCGTCGCAAGCTCAGCTGCCTTTCCTTCAGCCTCAAGTTGGATGGCTTTTTCTGCAGCTGCTTCTGAGCTGAATAGAGTTTTTTCTTGGAGCAGATCAAAAGCTGTAGAAGTGCTAGTAAGGGATCTGGCTGTGTTTAGAGTCGCTCCAGCGATAAGGTCTAACTGCTGTCCCAGTGCGCTTAGGCCGATCTGTGCGGCCAATGCCTGTGGCCCTGCCCCAAGTACACCGCCAAGACCGCCACCAATGACCGCACCAGGGCCTCCGCCGAACAGCAGAGGGAAGCCCGCACCAAGGGTTACATTTGCCAATTTTTCGTTACGTTGTTTGCGACCTCGCGCAACTTCTGCTTTTGCGTCTGTTCCCGCTTTAAGTCTTTTTTCAAAATCTTTAAGTGCTGCGTCATCGGCTTTTTTCTGTGCAGCCCTTATAGCTTCAATCTTATCTACCTCTGCTTTTAGTTCCTTTTGGATAAAGTCAAGCTCTCTAAAGTTTGCCTCTTTATCAAAATCTGCCTCAATAAAAGCAAGTCTCTCTTGGTACTCCTTTCGGAGTTCAAATTCCCGCTCTACTTGTCTTCTGACAGCTGCTTCTGCTTCTACCGCAGCGCCACGAGCAGTAGGTGGAGCACCTCCAGGGCCAAAAAATGCGCCGCTGGTTGTAGCTATAGTCCTACGAACGACGCCTCCTGTATCAAAAGGTGCAGGATCTCTAAAGCCTCTTGAAGCAAAAGAAGCCTGACCTTCTCTTCGTCGTATCTCATCTGCCCGCCTAGATAAAATTTCGCTTGTTTCAGCGGCATCTTCAAAGAATTTTATCCAAGAGGTTCGAGTGTTTAGCGATTTAGCTTTTAGCGTAGCTGTTACCTCAGCGGCATCTTCAAAGAATGTGGTCCAAGAGGTTCGAGTATTTAGTAATTTAGCTTTTAGCGTAGCTGTCACCCCAGCGGCATCTTCAAAGAATTTGACCCAAGAGGTTTGAGTGTTTAGGGATTTAGCTTTTAGCGTAGCTGTTACCTCAGCTGCATCTTCAAAGAATGTGGTCCAAGAGGTTTGAGTATTTAGTGATTTAGCTTTTAGCGTAGCTGTTACTTCAGCTGCGTCTTCAAAGAATTTGACCCAAGAAGTTTGAGTATTTAGTGCTTTTCCTTTTAGAACAGTTGCGGTAGTTTCTAGGTCACGTAGAAAAGTCTTCCAAGATTCGGCGGCTTTTGCAGTACGGGCTCTATCTGCGGGGCTATCTGGGATTACAGGGCCAGAACCAATTCGACCGCTTATTGGGCTCGTTGCGCCAACGCCCTTAACTAATTTAGTTTGCTGTTTAAGTAGTTGTATCTGCCGCTTAAGTTTATCTTCGATAATCCTCGCTCTGTCGATCTCATTGCGGCTTATACGCGCATTAAGTTCGTCACGCGCTTCTAGTGCTGTTTTTAGTTTGCTTTCTGTGACTCCAAGTAAGCGGAGCTGTTCTATTTGTTTGTTGTAGTCAGATACACTTCGTTTTAGAGCTGCGCTACCTTTTGCTGTACGGTTAAGTTCACGCTGTGTCTCTAGTAGTCGTCCCAATCCAACGGCAGCTTGTTGGATAAGTTTTAAGTCTTTTTGTTCGAGGCCAAACTCGTACTGCTCCTGAATAGCTTGTATATTTTTAGCTCGTTGTTTTACATCAAAGGCACCAGCTCGCTGGAGGTTTTTAAGTCTTCTTTCGTACAGTTCTATAGCGTTGTTAAGTTTTAATTGTCCGGTTAAACCTTCCGCGTACCTTTTCTTATCTGCTTCTGCGTACTCCTTGCTTATGGCAATACCCTGCTTTAGCTGCTTGGCAAGCTCCTCGGCATCAGCTAAAGCTTGCTTGTTGGGGTTTTTTTGGAATTTGCCGCCTTGAGGCGGTAATACTCTCTTAAGGTTTAACTTTTGTATAGCTTCAATGGTTTCGTTAATTTCGTCCAGACGACTTTGAAGTCGCTTTAATACTCCTTCGTTCTCTAGCTCAAGCCGAATTTTTGCAGAATAATCGGCCACCTACCTACCTACTGCACTGGGCTTAAAGCAGTCTACGACGTAAAAAGCCGCCGGGGTTAGCGGCGGCGTTTGGCCTTATCCATGGCCTTCTCTTGATCCTCGTTCAGGATCTGGAAGTAGGCGCTCCAGCCGATCAGCTCTTCGGCGGTCATCTTGGTCCGGATTTCGCTAAGGGTTAGCCCCAGCTCTTTGGCAACCCCGAATTGGAGTAGGAGCCAGTTGTCCTTGCGAATCTCGGCGCTCAGGATTTTGGGTCGATTGGCTCTTGATCGTCGGTGAGGATTGCCAGCATCAAAGACTGCAGATCTTTATCCTTTACTTCGTTTTTAAGAACGTCGATCTCGCCAGGGCTAAAAAGTTTCTTGCCGGACTCGTCCAGTGCTTTTGCGATAAGCAGCTGCAGTGCAAATGCGTTGGCGTCGTCAGACTTTGCCTGCTTTTGAGCGCGTTCGCGTTCTGCTGCAGTCAGCGGGCTGACCCACATCTCAAAGATGCTGCCGTCCGAAAGTTCTACTTCCCTTTTGGTTGGTTCGAGGTTGGCTGCCTTACGCAGGCGGTCAATCGCACGCACTGGAATGGAGGCGGGCATGTAATCCTGATGTTCTGGTTCTAATGTAGCGCATTACAAATAAAAAGCCCCAACCAAAGTTGGGGCCCCACGCACTTGATTCCTAGCTTATCAGGAGCTGGTGGAAAGGTCGAAGACCGGGGTGCTGGCGGGACGGAAGTTGACAGTCACAGACTGTGCGTCGTCCGGGTTCACGTTCATGCTGGCCGAGGTGATCACAGCATCGAAGGCGATCGAGCGGCTCAGTGCATCGTTCAGAGTGCCGCCGGTGAACACGCGATCGGTGTAGAGCTTGAACGAAGCACCGGTTTGCTGGCGCTGCAGCACGTCCTCGATCAGACGGTTAGACAGTGCGAGTTCTTCGTCCGTCATGTAGGCGGTCGCAGAACCAGTGCCGTCGCCGAAACCTGGGATGTAGGTACGGAAAGGCACGTACTGGTCAGGGGTTTGACCGATGGTTGTTACGTCAATTTCGGCCCTGGTGATCTCAAAGCTCCAGTCGCGAACTTGGCCGACTACTTGGTAGTCGGAGTAGGCGATCTGGAACTCGTTGGAGCCGGTGGCGGTGCCATCGTCAGTGATGGTGATGGTGCCGCCGCCTTCGGTTGCGGAGACCTGCAGCACGCCAGTCGATGCTGCGTAAGCGATCACGTAGTAGGTGGTTGCAGGGCTGATGCCTGCAGGGAGGGTGCCGGTGCCGGCGCCGCCGGTCTGGCTGTTCACCACGCTGAAAACAACGGGGTCACCAACGCGGAAACCGAGATACGGAGCGACGGTGATCTCGTCGGTCAGAGTATCTACATTGGTCTCGCCGAACGTGGCGACGGTTCCAGCGGGTTTGTAGTAGAGGGCGCCGGACGTGCCGGACAGTACGGTCGATGCCATTGGCTTACCAAAATGGACGTTGTGGGCGGGCACTGCCCGGCTTATTACAGGTTAGCGCCAGTCTTTAAGTTTATTACGAAAGTACCGTTGCAATGTATGAGGTATCAATCCTGCCAACAAAGTGAGGAGTATTTTCGGTTGCTGAGAATGACGGCCCGTTGATTTGGCCGACTTTGAAGTACACCCCCGTGTCGGTCTTGGGGGAATCGTTGAGTGTCTCCAGCACATTTACTGCTGTGGTTAGAAGTTGTTGGTTGCGGGCTGGACCACGCCCCTTTTCTGTAAATATGCGGATAACAATTGCACCCCGCGCATTATCAAGGCTAGACGTAAGCGTGGGTTCGTTGGTAATGCCGAAAGTAACATTGATGCGAACGTATTCAGTGGTTGAATTTGGCGGTGTTGCAGTGATGTTGTCAAAGTAGACAGGGATGGCTGGCGACAGACTACCGAATGCCGCAAGCATCGGTCCTTCTACTGCTGCTCGAATGGCTTGGTAGTTCATTAGCCGAATCCTCTACCTGCAACATTACCGCCGCGTGGGCCTTGGCGGAATCCGATGCGTACACCGTTTCCTAAGTCTTTTTGCATTGCACCGCCGCTTGTGTAGGTGACGTACCAGTCCAAAGGTGCGGTGCTGACTGCAAAGCCCGTACCAGAAGTAACCTGACCACGCTTGTCACCAAAGCGGGAGCCTACATTGGTTGGGTCTTTGACCGGATCCAAGATGTTTCCGTTGTCGTCATACTGCGTGCGGAAAACACCTTCTTCTAGATCAAGAGCCTGCGCTGCGTAACTAGCTCCGTTAACTATTTCGTAGTAAGTACCGGAGCGAAAACGGGCTTTAGGTACATTACGAAGATCGTATTTGTAAATGCTTCCTCCCGCTGAACGGGGTCCTCCGGGTTCTTGACCAGGCTCAACGGCGTACCAAGCAGATGAAAATTGACCTGAGTAACCGGGTCCCGCTTCTGCTAGCCCATTCATGATTTCTACGGAAGCCTGCCTTGCAGACTGCGTAACAATTTCTTTTACGTCATTTATAAGATCCTTGAAGTCGCGTGCCATTACTGGGGCCTCACAACTAGGGAGTGGTAGACGGGGTCGTCGCCGCGATAGGTTCTGATTGCAATGATCTTTGCCTCGCGGGTTGCTCCAGCCTCTGTGTACTGGATGCGGTCAGCCTCGGTTGGGTAGTAGGTGCCCAGTTCGGTTGTTCCAATCAGGATGCGGAGGTCGGTGGTTTGGTAGAGGCCTTCTGCTTCCTGCGGATCGACGCGAAGGATTACTCCCTTTACTGGGACTGGTGTGTCGCCGCCTGTTACCTCGCCGGTGGCTGGGTTATAGGTGCGAGGGGTGGTGGTTTTGATGTACGTGAGGTCTTGGCCCCACTGAGGCATCAGTGTTTTGGGGATAGGGGCAAATATGTTGTCGATTAGGCCCATATCAACCTCGGAATAGGCGGACTGCGTAATTTGTGGCACCACCGATGCAGTAGGCGCCCAAATAGGTCTCCAGCCACGGGTAAAGGTCGAAAATGTTGTTGATTAGGCCGGGGGTGGTGGAGCTGTCCTTGTACTTGACCTTCAGTTCGCCCAGTTCCACTTCGTCGTAGAGGCCGGTGGTGCCGCTTGTTCCAGTGATGGAGTCGGTGTCGTTGGCGAAGGCGCGGGCAAGTTCGTAGGTGGCGACCTTGACCTGCTGGGGGATCAGGGTGCAGACCAGCTTGATGCCGTCAACTTTGTAGTCTTCGCGCGGCCATTTCAGGGCTTGGGTTTCTGTGCAGCGGTCGCCGTAGAAACTCAGTGCGTCGATCCAGCGCGTGGCGGAGATGATGGCGCGGGTTTTTTGGTCGTCCGTCTTGTCGGTCCAGGTGGAGGAATCCGGGACTGTCTCGAAATACGTGTCTGCTTCGGCCAGCGTCACATAGCTGTTGGCCGACGCGCCCTGCAGAGTGGCATCAATAGTCGCGGCCACAGTTAATACGCTCTTTTTACAATCTTACCTCTGGCACGCCTTGGCGCCTTTGCTTCCACTAGCGAGGCGTGGTAAATCGTCGCTCCAGTCATCTCTATGTCGGCGCTGCGCTCTAGATGGTCGCCGTAAGGCATGTCCTCATGCCAACGGCGATTATTGTGTGACACGTAGAGACGAACCAGTTTCATGCCGACCCGTAAAAATGCCGATGCTGGCTCCAGCGTAAAGCCGGCGGTGGTCAAAGAAAATCCGGCTCTTCCCGGTGACAAAGTACGCAAACTTAAAGATGTTGCTCTTGAAGTGCGCAGGATGCGAGAGGAAGAGGGCCTTGATATTTCGCAAATTGGCGAAAAATTGAAGGTCAGTTATGACGTGTTGAATCAGCTGATTCTCCAGTCATATAAGAGCACCATGAATACTCCTGTGGTGTTTGAGGTGCAGGAGAAGATTCGGCTGGGGATCGAATACTGACATAAAAAAGGCCCCCGTTAGGGGGCCAGTCCGTTCGTCCGGGATCAAGCGTAAGCGCTGGGGTCGAAGGGAGTGTTGACCAGCAGGCGGGCAACGGGAACCATCTTCGTGGTGCTGAACACCAGGTTCCAGCTGTTCACGTCGGCCAGGTTGCCGGTGGTGGCAGCGTTGGTGGGGTTGTCGCCGGAGGCGGCCCACTTCGTGCCAGTCACGTGGTAACCATAGTGGTAGTCCACGGCCAGCACGTCCTGCATGGACAGGATGTTGCGGTCGGCGGCGAGGCGCAGATCCTGCTGGATGCCCTCGGAAACAACGCCCGAGCGGAACAGGTACACCGGGTACTTGACCACATCGCCGGTGGTGCCACCAGCCAGGAAGGTCAGCTGGTCGTCGATCACGACCCGCATGCCGGCGTAGAAGGGTACGTCGGTCGAGCGGACGCCGATGCCGCCTGCACCCCAGGTCACGGCGCCGGAGGCTGCCAGTGCAGAGGTGCTGAAGGTCAGCATCCCGGTCTGTTGCAGGTAATAAGCAACGTTCGAGTGCATAGCGATGCTATCCATCTCGTCGCCGCGCTCACCCAGCACAGCCTTGGCGGCCACCACGTTGGGTACCGTCAGGTAGTTTGCCTCGGTCATCGAACCGGGCGCACCAGCGAAGGACTTGTCAACTTGGTTGGGGCCAAGCACGCCGTTGCCGGCGATGCCGCCGAACAGGCCCAGCAGGTGGTTGGACAGGGTGGCGGTCTTCAGCTTGTTGATCGCAGCGGTCAGCTGGTCACGAACATGGCTCAGGGGGTCGGAGCCAGTGCCGAGCTTGCTGAGGTCGTCGGCTGCGTACGCGAAACCACGATGA